ATATTACTGTGTTCCCAGAGTTGCAAGAGGATATGAAAGAGTTATCTGCTATCCTTTCTCAATCATGGTGGATTACACCTAACGAAAAAAGACAAGCAATGAGATACGATACTGTTCAAGATGATGTCATGAACGCTATCTACATACCTGCTGGTTACTTACCTATCGATGAGTTAACAATGTTGCAGAATCCAAGAGATGCTCAACAACAAGGAGATTATAATTTGCCTCCTGTAAAATAATATGGATGTCCAAGATATTACAACCTTCTCAGCAATTCAATTTGCAACAAACCATAGCGAGGAAGTCCGTCACGGAATTTAGGCCCAAAATACAAAAGGCCTTACAAAGTGATTTTAACAAAGCTGCGGAGTTGGTAAAAGAGATGGGTGTATTCCAACTAGCCAACTATAACAAGACATTTTTCAACCAAGATAAGATTAGCAATATTTTACGAACTTTGTACGAAGGTACTGGTGGCTATACTGCTATGAGGTATCAAAAGATATTTGACAAGGATAAGAAAGCTGAAGATTTTGACCTTGATCCGTTAAACATAATGGATGAGTGGTTAGCGTTTATGTTGTCGTACTGGGTTTCAATTAGTGGCCCAAAAATGTACGGCATACAAAACACAACGGATAATGAGATAGCCAAGATACTGAATAATGTTATTGCTTATGGAAGGGCTAATAACCTTTCTACAAACGAAACAAACGCAATGGCTATTCAGCTTCTTAGAGAAGGGAAGATAAATGTTTCAAGGAGTTTATTAATAGCAAGAACGGAATCTCATCAAGCTTTAAGCACAGGTGCGATTGGGGCAACACAAGGAATTAATATACCTTTGCTAAAACAATGGGTTCACGCTGAATATGTTGGTAGTCCAAGAACTTGGCATATCGCATTAGACAGACAAACGAATCCTGATGATGGCGGAGTAAGAATACCTGTGAATCAACCATTC